GAATGTTTCCCATCTAAACTCAAAGCTCAAATCTCAAATAGTGAAATTAATGTAAATATCGCGAATAAATCGATTTTAGACTATCTTAAATCTCTTGATCAAGATAGCGAAGTATGCGAAGTAGAAGTTAAATATTATATTTATATTACGTTTCTATAATATTTAAACCAAGATCTAAGGCCTACGGGCCTTAGATCTTATTCAAACGGGCTTCGGGCTTGATTCTGGGCTTTTTGCTCTCAGATTTCATAGGACCTCGAAACTTTGCAGCCGGGGGCGCTTATGTCAGCTTCTGAGTCCTCAGCACTTCGTACCTAAAGTAAACACTTAGTGCATAGCTCTTTGTTTCCCTGATCTCTGCAGCTCTCTGCAGCTCTGCAGTCGTGCTATAATCACATCATGCCTCTTACCGAACAACAGATTCAAAAAGTGGCAGAGCGAATTCAGAAGCACGATAAAGAGCTTAGTCAAATGTCGCCAGAGTGGAGAGCAGCATTTAAAGCCCGATTAAAGTGGTTAACGATTGCTCTACCACACCAGATAGAACCGCCGACCGATTGGTCAGTGTGGTTGCTCCTTGCAGGCCGAGGAGCAGGAAAAACAAGATTAGCAGCAGAGTGGACATGGTGGAAGGCTTGGAGCGAGCCCGGTAGTCGTATTCTTGTGTCAGCACCAACCAGCGGCGATATACGTGACGTGTGTTTTAACGGAGACTCCGGTTTGTTAAATGTGACTCCGCCTGAGATTATTCAGAACTACGGAATATCGCTTCATGAGCTGACTCTTAAGAATGGGTCTTTGATCAAAGGAATCGCAGCATCCGAGCCTAGCCGTTTCCGTGGTCCTCAGAGGCACCATGTATGGGCTGACGAGCTTGCCGCTTGGGACTATCTGGATGAGGCATGGGACATGATACAGTTCAGTCTTCGACTCGGTAAAACGCCACGTATGGTGTGCACTACTACCCCGAAGCCTGTACCGAAAATAGTAGAGTTAAACGATAGAGATGGTGAGGACGTGCATGTGACCACAGCCTCTACGTACTCGAACTTGCATAACCTAGCACCAAACTTTCAGAATCAGATCATGCAGTATGAGGGGACAAGCCTCGGACGCCAAGAGATACATGCAGAGATACTGGACCCCGAAGAGTCAGGCTTAGTAAAACGTAGCTGGTTTGAGCTGTGGGATGCCAACCGACCGTTCCCAGAGTTTTCATATGTGATTCAGTCCTACGACTGTGCAGCGTCCGATAAGCAGATCAACGACCCTACAGCGTGTGTAGTCTTAGGCGTGTTTCGACCATCAGAGGATAAGGGGAATCGTGTGATGCTCATTGACTGTTGGTCAGAGCGGCTCTTGTACCCAGACTTACGGTCTAAGTTAAAAGAAGAGTTTGAGGAGATCTATGGAGATCCGGACGAGTTTGGGTCAGGTAAGAAGGTGGACTTAGTCCTTGTAGAGAACAAGTCAAGTGGTATAGCTCTCATTCAGGACCTTCAGAAGACCCGAATCCCGATCAGAGGATATAACCCAGGAAATGCTGATAAAGCAACCAGACTGAACATTATTGCTCCGATGATCGAGAAAGGGTTACTGTATTTGCCGGAGTCGACTGAGCATCCAGGACAGGCCAGAACGTGGATACAGCCGTTTCTGTCAGAGATCTGTAGCTTTCCACTCGGTCGACATGACGACTATGTGGACGCACTGACTCAAGCACTACGCTACCTAAGGGATGCGAACATTATTGTGATCGACCATTTTTCACAACAGTCAAATGACTATGTCGATGACGACTATAATAAAAGAGCTGAAAACCCATATGCAGTCTAACAGAGTCGTGTTATTATTGCATTATTCCCATTGTGAGTGAATAGCATGCCGCTACCTACATCTTCGGTCACACTTGAAGGCGATTACAACTATCAGCCTGATCCGTCGTATACGGATCCTATGGGAGCCACGATTCCTGGCGACACGTCATATGACCCTTTAGAAGTTCAGAAAATGAAAGCAGCGCTAGAAGGCAGAAAGCAAATGTCGATTGCAGAGATGGGGTCGAACTTATACAATAATGCTAAGAATGTAGCAGCTCCTATACAAAAACTGATTGATCAAACCGGGATTACTGCTCCTTCTCAGACGGCTGCAGCACTTGCCACTAGTTTTCCTTCGTTTCTACTGCACGGTTTTGGTAGTACTTCAACAGACCCAGAAACACGACAAAAGCTTCTTGAGCTATCACAACAAGTACAGTATCAGCCGTCGTCTCCGATGGCACAGCAAGCACTAGGCATGATGTCAGACGTGCAAAAAGAGTTGATGATACCGCCTTATACGCCAGGAATCGGATTAAGAGCTGGCGATGCAAGAACGTTTACACCTGCCGACTTGCAAGTGCTAGGGGCACGTGGCATCAACACAGCCAGAGAGCTCAAGGCAGTTCCTCAAGACTTTAATGTTGGTAGACAAGGGTTTAGTGTGTTAAACTCGATTGGTGAGCCCACAATAGGTTCAAAGCTAGGTACGTTTGAGAATAAAGTGATAGGCGAACCACAACGACAAAAGTTGAGAAAAGCTGCTAGTAACGTGCCAGAAGACGTGTCATACAATGCACTTCGGCAAAGAGTGAACGAATCTTACGAGCCTGGAATGCCAATGTTTATTATGCAAGGTGAAAAGTCAAATCTATGGAATGCAGACTTTAGTAGTTTTGCAAAACAGTTAGAAAAAGAAAAGTATGAGCCTGATGTGATACACTCATTGACAGGCACATATAGAGGACTTGATCAAAAATGGCGTCAAGAGATACCTGACATTGGTGCTCAGATGAAGATAGACTCATCACTTGCTGATCGGTCTGACTTGAAAATAAGAGACATTATAGACCACCCTAAGCTATTTGATGCATATCCTCATCTTGGCGATATTAATGTGCATATGTGGGATATTCCTGGCGCTACTGGTCGCTATAATGAGATGCTGAATAGAATTGATTTGCATAATGCATTGTTAAACAACCCTAAAGAAGCAAAGAAGACACTGCTTCATGAGCTTCAGCATGCTATTCAGCACTATGAAGGATTTGAAAAAGGTAGTAATACTTCAATGCATCCGCCTTCGCATATTATGGAAGATGCATATGAGCTAGAGCAGTTGATGAACAAGAACAATATCTCTGCTTTAGATGCTGCTAAGCTCTTTGAAAAAGAAAAAGGCAGACCACCACATGGTGATCAGTATGACAATGCTGTGAACATTGCAAACCATGGTCAAGCTTCATTGATTCCGTTTATCGAACCAACTGATCGATACTATCATACAGCAGGTGAAATGGAAGCAGATCTTCCTGGTGTAAGAATGGATTTACCTGAAGACCAGTTATCAAAGCATTTTCCGTTAAAGCAAGGTCAGCACGGACTTAATCTTAACCCTGAAAATGCATTAGTTCAAAAAGGTGTGGATAAGTTAGGTAATCCGATCTATGTAACGAGTAAACAACTTAAAGAACAAACGCAAAGAAATCTGAATAAGCCGACAGCTGCTCAGATGAAAGCAGAGATCAAGAAACGACAAGACGATAAAGGTTGGAACTATTCAATTAAGAACCCAGGCGGTAATTGGGTAGATGCGCAGCTTAATTATGCATTAAAGCCCTATAAGCAAGGTCTTACATTAGCGCATGATTCTGATCCTTATACACTTAGACCTGGTTGGGAAGAAATGGCAGACAGGATAGGCTATTCTCCTGAACAACAACAACGTATGTTAGCAACACAGTCACTAAATCAATGGGTTGATAAGCGTCTTAAAAAATACATTAAGAATGACATGGGAACGCCTGAAGATCCAGTACGCGATCTTGCTGATCAAGGCATTACACATATTCAAGGTCTAGGAGAAAGATGGAGAGAGCCACTTAATCAGACAGGTAAAAAGCAACTAGAAGTACTAGGCGACTTAAGAGAAGAACAAGGACATCCTAGAGAAGGCTATGCAACAACGCCTGAAGGTAAAGACTGGGAAACTAAAACTGACTGGGGTTTAGACACAGTTAAGATTAAAGATGCATTGCATCGATTACATCCAGATGAGCATCCTTCAGTAGAAGAATGGAAAGGGTTGCAAAAAGCGCTTGAAAAAGACCCTGAAGCAGAGACAAATAGATATCAAACGCTAAGCAACTTCGGCTTTGACCACTTAACTGATGAGCTTAGAAATGCAGTTGATTCAACTACTGATCTACCACAGCATCTTCGACTCTCTACTAAAGATCTGGAGCGCATGACAGTCCCCGATGCAGTCAGACATGTTGCCAAGACTAATAAGTATAGAGCTGATTTAGCAGAGAAAGCAACAGTGAAGAACCTAGGTGAGTTTAGACAGAACTTTCCAGCACTGAAGACGTATGACAATGGCATGGCTTGGCATGAGCTTAAAGAGCCTGATATGCATGATAACCAAGCTAAAAACAGAGAGATACTTGATAAAGCGCTTAAAGAAGAAGGCGATTTAATGGGTCACTGTGTTGGTGGTTATACAGATGATGTAGTTAATGGATCATCTAGAATCTTTACACTTCGTGATGCTAAAGGTAAGCCGCATGTAACCATAGAGACTCAGCCTACGACAGGTCTTGAAGAATCTGATCTACCTTTTTCTGATCATCATGATGTTGCACAGATCAAGGGTAAAGGAAATAAAGAAGTATCGCCTAAATATCATGCAGAAGTGATTGATTTTCTAAATAATGTGAAACCACATGTAAAGCTTCATGATGTAAATGATCTTTGGAATATTAATGCTATAGACATATCTCGAATGAAAAATATGGCAGGCGGAAAAGAGATTGATGCTAATATTAGAGCTGCTGTTCCTAATTTACCTAGATTTATCAGCAGAGAGCTTTGGGATCAATTAGTAAATCAGCATTATATTAAAAAGCCAATACAAGGCCATAAACGCGGCGGCCATATAAAATCGTTGGAACACGACCGAATGAAATTTGAACTGATGATGAGAGGTAAACATGGCTGAGATGCCCATACCACAAGACTTTAATCGCTTTATTGCGCCTCTATCTCAAGAAGAAACAGAACCTGATCCATCAATTGCAGAGATGTTCGAACACTCTGAGATTGAAGAGCAAGAAGACGGCTCTGCAATCGTTAGATTAGATGATCTTAAAGGGCCAGAAGAAACGCCTGACTTTTATGAGAACTTAGCAGACTCAGTCGATGAGTGGGAGCTAGATAAGGTCTCACTCAAGTACATTGAGCTGATTGAGAAAGATAAGAACGCACGTGAAGAGCGTGATAAGCAATATGAAGAAGGAATTCGTAGAACTGGTCTAGGCCATGATGCGCCTGGCGGTGCTCAGTTCATGGGAGCATCTAAGGTTGTTCACCCTGTTATGGCAGAGGCGTGTATTGACTTTGCGGCACGTGCGATTAAAGAACTCTTTCCACCCGATGGTCCAGTAAGAACAAAAATCGTCGGTGAGATGACCAAAGATAAAGTGGATCGTGCTGATCGTAAGCGTGATTACATGAACTGGCAGTTAACTGAGCAAATCGAAGAATACCGTGATGAGCAAG